CTAACCGCATGGAATAGTACCAGCCGGGTATTGCTACCCTATTTGTACACCATGTTTTTCCTTTCGGTTGTTTCTAGTCTCTTTGAGACTTGGAATAACTTGGGAGGTTATCCCAAAGATAAAGGTTATATTGCAAGATTACCTTAGGTTCAATCTAACGACCAATCCAGGTGTTAGGTATGACCATAGTAAACTTGCTTTACTGACAAGGATGTATGTGTATGACGTCATTCTATGAAACTGATTTATCAGTTTTAGACGGCTTAACACCTCACCTTGGATTAATATAACCTTTCATACTCAGCGCCCCCTGCGAAGATAGGGAAAATAAATGTTACTAGAAATTAGTAGAGGGACTATCCATGCTAACAACTTAGTTGTTATGGTATAGATCCGAACTATTCTAGGCTTCATTTATCTGGCTACGCATTTGGTCTTGTACCATCTGAGTATGCTAGGCAACTTATGCTTTGCATCGGAAAAGGGAAGATTCTTCTTCCGCGCGAGTGAAAAGGATAATAAGAAAGACAATTGTACCTCCTTCAGATATAAGTAGGTAGAGTAACCCTTTAAATAGGAAAGCTCAACTTAATCGTGTAATTACATAATTAAATAATCCAGTAAGTAATCAATTACTCATTGCAATTATATTAAAGATGTATTTTACACAATTGTAGTCCACATCCCATTACAAGGGAAATCTGAAGAAGTCACACCAAAGCAATACCCAACACCTCTTTTATCATTCAAAATCGACCAGAGCAGGGCCTTGTTCGGGTGTCCTTGGTTCTTCTGGTTTTGGAGAAAAATCTCCAAAAACAGTATTCGAACCAAGGCCTCCGTCATCTTGGCCTCCGCCTGATCATTCTGAAGGACCCTCGTCAAAGACAAAAGCAACGCGTTTTCAAAACGCCGCCACTTTCATCTCTGATTCGGTTCCATCTTTCCCTGGTTTCAAAGTAGAAAGGACTCGGAGAGACACTTTATGTGAAATTCTCCGATCCTCATCTTCAACTGAAGCCAGATCAAGGATAGTCTCAAGACTGATAAGACCTTCTAATATCCGTATTAGTTGATCTATATCATATTCCCGTAAAGTTTTCCGGTCGAACATATAGTCGACCTGATTTCAATAAGGGTTTATATCCTGCATTCCTTTACAAAATTTCTTTCACTCTGGAAGAAGTAAACCTTCTTCCACAAGAGCACAGACGAAATACAATGATTGTGTTTCGCCGGCGCCTTGTAGCACGGATACTCCAGTAATAGCTTGGCATAATTTTGCCAACTTATTCTGAGACCATGCAGACCTGAAGAGAGGACTTCCTTGTTCGGACATGAATCCGCCAAAGAGGTCATCACCCTGAGGTTGAGCCCAAGATCAGTCTCTATCAAGAGGCGAATCTGGGTTAAAAGAGTGAAATGCAAACTCTCCGTGCAACCTAAGTTGTACGGTCATAATCTGATTCACTAATCTTTTGTGGATCCCTTGTAAAGGACCCGCTTGAAGTGCTCAAGTTCTTTGTAAGAACGATGCAGATGAAGGTAATAAATCACTTTCACCAGCAAAGAACTTTTTAAGAACTAGAGATACTTCTTCAAGATTAGGTTTCAGACCACTGACCTTTCTATAGAGATCCTTAAAATCAAAATCAACACCCTCTTTAAACAAGAAGGTGAGGAAATTGGTAATAGGGACTCTCTTTTGCCGTAAGGCGATAGAAAGAAGAGCAAGTAAAGGAACAGAGAGGTCACTACGAAGAGGCGAACGAAGTTTGTCTCAAGTAGAAACCGCTCTAAAAACGATGGATTGGACCGGGAGTTTGGCTGTATCTCATTTCTGTAAGAAATAGAGAGCATCCGTACACCGGCCCATAAGACTATGAGAATTCTGATATAGTTGTTTCCATGATATCATAGAAACATCTAGATTTTTGATTCAAGTTTTCTTTAAATATTCACCAGTAGCTTTAGCAATGGAGACTACAGACTTCTTCTGGTTTATTTCTAAACCGAGAAGGGCCATGTATTCAACATATGCTTTTGCTAATGATGGATTAAAGATACTTATATCATCACCAGTAATCTCATATTCTTCACATCAACCTTTCCCACTATATTCAGGCAGGGATTGACAAATATCCTGCATGACCATATGGTGAGTCAAGGCTAACATGTTAAAAGAGGACAACGCACCCATGGGTTGGCCAACCTCGTAATAAAGACTAGACCCTGCAAGATCCATAGGATCCTCAACTCCTGAAGGGAGTTTTGGAATCTTAAATGGACGATGCACAAGTATAGTCTTCCATAACATAGAGAGTTCAACAGAGATATTAGTAGGAATATTAATAGCTTTGAAGAGCCCTCTAAGGATACTTACCTGAATATCTATTGGAAGTCTATCAGTTGCGGCCGAAAGGTCATAACCGTAAGAACATCCAGCAGATATACTCTTCTCCCGAGCGCGTCTATATGACGCGTTCTGGTCAAGAGTCCCATCGTTCGGAAGCGAACGAAGGAGATCAGTAAGTAACCTATGGAGCGGATGCATGATTGATTGTGTTCAAACATCAACCATTGCAAACGTACGAAGTTTACCAGCCGGTTCCTTTACAAATTGAAGTTGTCCAACAGCCCCAACTGCATGTTCATTTTTAGATAAATGTACACGTACAGGGACTTTAGTTGTGACAGCTTCAATCTCAGCCTTAGTTGATACTTCGGTAATGAAAAGAACTTCATGTTTGTCTGCAACATCCTTAGAATAAGGAGCGCAAACAGTATATGGAGGATCAATTCATTGACTAGATATCACATAAGGTTCATCTAAATTAGGAGAATCATTGATAAACTGATCCTTCCGGTAACAAAAGCCAGTATTGGCTTTCTTAATACCAGAATGATCAGGTCAAGGAACCTCTAATAAAGATGAAGTAGGCACTATTATGTAATCAAGAGGAGCATCAAGATTGGGACCCTCCGCTCTTAAGCGGAAGATCTTACTCATTGGTACTTCTACTGGTACTTTATAGTAGCAAACCCGAGAAGACACGACTGTCTCCATCTCTTCTGGCAACTTAGGATATATTTTGTTAAAATTAATAAAATGTTTCCCAAGAGGCGAGTTGGTAAGGAGAAGTCAAGTCTTGATTGGATCATAAAGATCCATATCATACAAGTTCAACGTATCTAAAAGTAATCCTTTTCAGGAGACTTTTGAAGATGGAGAACTTGTAGTAAAAGGAACTATCCTATTCGAAGTTAGCAGACTAACACCTTTATCAAAATTCTTTTGCCCTCAAGGAAGAGCTCTAATTGTTTGTTCGGTTATACCGGACAAGGCAACAGACTTCTCTTCCAAGAAGGTTCAAGAACCAGAAAAGGGGTTAGATATAGTAGACAATTTCAGCTTATATGTTCCTGCCAATACTCGGAATATACCGAATATTGACATTCACATAATAATAACCTTACGGTTGTTAAAACGTAAACTAGTTCGGTCTCGGGGTCCAATAATTTTTGGAAGCCCAGAGGCCAATCTAGGGAAAATATAATCTGGATTAATCTCCTGTAGTGAGCCAACAGGCTCACCTGCAAGATACTTCGAAAGGGCTAATTGTGAAGCTTTTAGGTATGCAATAACGTAATCGGGACCCTTTTTCTTATTTTGAAGAATAAGGTAACGAGCAAAATTGTGTATCATATTAACCCTAGCACGAGAACTTTTGAAGGAACATAGAGTTGAAAGTAAAATTACTCTAAAACTCAATGAACCAACAAAAGTTAAGAACATTTTTGTGTTCTTCACAGAGACCATCTTCGATTTCTCGAATGTTGTTCGCAATAAAGTTGAAATAGAACCTTGAGTAAAATTTTTATTTTTATTCATTGTTTTCATTTTAATTTTAAAGTGAAGATATACGAGGACCGGAGACTCCGCTGTACCCTTTCGGGTCCGGCAGGTCGTGTTCTGTGCAAAGGGTGTTCCTCTAATCCCCCCCCGGGGTTAGAAAGAGCGACACAAGGGAGTGCGAATGGCAGTACTATTCCAGACCTGGTGAGGTATAAATACCTCCTAGGAGAACAGCACCACCAAACAGATGATTAGCAACTAAATCACTGTCACATGGATGATCCGCAAAGAAATCACCATGTAAAGTATACCTAGCCACTAAGGTATCTGCACACTTTATCCGTTTCACAACGGAAAAGACGCAGCTCCCCGGACCCAAAAGGTCTCAGGAGACACGTCTCTCTCAACTGAGGGATAACGGCTCAATCGAGTCACAATCCTTCTCTTGACAGAGAAACCAGGAATGTTCCTAATAAGAACGGGCCCTGGACGCAC